ATGAGCGAGGATTTCAACCAGGCTGCCCCGGAGGCCGCCGACGGCGCGCTGTCGGAAACCTGGGACAAGGCTGCCCTTCCAGGGGCGGTGCCCGAGACGCAATCGACCGAGACGGCCCTGCCGGACGGCGCGGCAGGCGAGGGCGATGACGACGAGGGCCAGAAGGGCCAGGAGAACGATGCCGAGAACGGCCAGGAGAACGGCGAAGACAATCGGCCGCGCAAAAAATCGCGGTCCGAGCGCCTGAGACGGCAGAACGAGCGCTTGCAGGCCGAGCTGGCCGTGCTGAAATCCGGGTCGGCTGCTGCAGCCGTGCAGGATCAGGCCGGGTTCGAGGCTGCGGTTGCCCGAAAGGTCGGAGAGCCGCCGCGCGAGGCCGATTATGGCGGGGACTGGTTCGCCTATGAGCGCGCCATGACCGCCTATGAGGCCGACAGGCGGCAGGTCTCGCGGCAGGTGCTGGAGAGTGTCGAGCAACATCAGCAGGCGGAACAGGCGCGCGTCTCCGAGATGCTCGACGACTATGTCGAGCAGTGCGAGGAGGTCGCGAAATCCATCCCCGACTTCAAGGCGGTGGTGACCTCGCCGACATTCATGACCACCGACCTGGTCAAGCGTCTCATCCTGGATGCCGGCGAAAAGGCCCCGCTGGTCGCCTATAACCTCGCCCAGAACCCAAAACTCTGCGCCCGCATCAACGCGATGTCTCCGCTCGAGGCGGCGCGCGAGATCGGCCGCATCGAGGGGCGGGTTCTGCTCCCCAGGAACAATGCCACGCGCGCTGGCCCCCCGCTCTCGGCGGTCCGGGGCAGCGCATCCCCGCAACGCAGCCTCGGCACGTCGATGAGCGACTACGAGCGCTGGCGCAATTCATAAGGAAAAGCCGCAATGGCCAATGATCTGAAGGTCCAGGACATCATCGTCCGGGAAGCGCAGTACCAGCTCAAGAATGCGCTGGTGCTCGGCAATCTCGTCTCCCGCGTGCATGAGGGCGAGTTCGCCTCCGATGTCGACGGCTGGAAGAAGGGCGACAAGGTGCGCGTCAAGCGTCCGGAGAATTTCATCCCGGGCGAAGGCGCGACGCTCTCGGTCGCAGAAGTCGAGGAAGCGACGATGGATGTCGTCGTTGACACCCAGCTGAACAAGGGCCTGTCCTTCACCTCGAAGGAGCTGACGCTCTTCCTCTCGGGTCCGAAGGGCGCCAGGCGCATCGGCGAGGAGAAGATCAAGCCGCTGATGCATGCCTTCGCCAACCGGATCGATTCCGATTTGGCCGGGCTCTATCGCCATGTCCCGAACTATGTCGGCACGCCCGGCCTGACGATCGACGCCTATCCGGATTATCTCAAGGGCACCGAGCGCCTGAACGAGCTCGCCGTGCCGATGGATGCCCGCTACGGCCTGCTCAGCCCCGCCGATGATGCCGGGCTGAAGGGCGCCTTCAACAACTACTATGACACGGCTGTGGCGCGAAACGCCCTGCAGAAGGCCAAGCTGCCGATGCTGGACGGTTCTGACGTCTACATGTCGCAGAACGTCAAGACGCATGTCGTCGGTGTCGCGACCGGCACGCCCCTGGTCCAGGGCGCCGGCCAGGCGGTGACCTATGCGGCGGCGAAGATGAGCTATACCCAGACCCTGAACACCGATGGCTGGACGAGCGCCACCACCGGCATCCTCAAGGCGGGCGACGTCTTCACCATTGCCGGCGTCTATGCGGTCAATCCGGTCGATGGCGACGTGCTGCCCTTCCTGCGCCAGTTCGTGGTCAGGGCCGATGCGGATTCCGGCGCCTCGACCGGCCCGGCGGCGCTGACGATCTCGCCGCCGATCATCACGTCGGGCCCCTACAAGACGGTGAGTGCCGTGCCGGCCGACAACGCGCCGATCACCGTGCTCGGCACTGGCGGCACCGGTTATCGCCAGCCGATGATCTTCCACAAGGACGCCTTCCACCTGGCGGTCGTCCCGATGGAGATGCCGGAGGGCGCGGCCTTCAAGGCGCGGATCAACGAGGACGGCATCTCGGTGCGCGTCGTCTCCGGCTACGGCATCACCGACGATATCAGCACCTGGCGCTTCGACGTGCTCTATGGCGTGACCCCGGTGCGGCCGGGCCTCGCCGTGCGCCTGAACGGCACCGCCTGACGATATCCCGCAACGACAACGACAGGGGCGGCTCGCACGAGCCGCCCTTTTCCTTTTGAGGGCGCATCATGAGCCAGACCAAAGCCGATCTCGTCCGCGAGGTGCTGGGCGAGCTGTTCTCGCTCGCCTCCGGGCAGACCCCGAATGCCGATGATGCGGCCTGGGTCGAGCAGCGGATCGAGCCGGCGCTCGCCCTGCTCGCCCGCAAGAACGTGATCTATCTCGCCGATGCCGAGGCGATCGCGGACGAGGCCTTCGATCCGCTCGTTACCTATCTCGCCCAGGTCTGCGGCCCGAAATTCGGCCGCCCGCGCGATTTTGCGGCGCGCCAGGCGGCGGAGGACGAGCTGCGGCTGGTCCAGCGCATCGGCACGGGCACGGGCGCGCTCTTGACCGTCGATCCGGGCCTGCGCCGACGGCGGCCGCGCTCGCTGACGGGGGAGTTTTGATGGCGCCGCAACCCCTGCCATTCCCAAAATCCTCATCGCCCGGTGCGCGCGCCGGCGAGGGCGAGGGCCGCTACATGAACTGCTATTCCGTGACCGAGGGCGGGCGCTCCTATGTCCGCCGCGTGCCCGGCCTGGCGCGACAGGTCGCGACCGGAAAATCCGGCATTCGCGGCATGCTCGATGTGAACGGCGTCATCTATATCGTCTGGGAGGGCGCGGTCACGACCGTCTCCGGGGCGGTGGTCGCGACGCTCACGGGTGCGATTCCGGGCAGCGACGGCGTCACGCTCGCCCGCAACAACAAGGTCGTGGCCGGCGTCTCGGTGCCGGATGTCGTCGCGGTGCGCGAGAGCGGCGGGGCCTTCATCCTCGGCGCGACCACGGTCAGTCCCTATCCCGATGCGGACCTGCCGGCGACGGTGAATTCCGTCGATTTCCTCGGGGGTTATTTCCTGTTCTCGATTCCAGATGGCAGGTTGTTCGCGAGCGAGTTGAACAGCACGGCGGTGAATGCGCTCTCCTTCACCTCGGCCGAGGCGCGGGCCGATGGCCTGCGCCGCGTCGTGGTTTCCGGCAGCCTCGCCTATGCGCTCGGCGGCAGCACGATCGAGCCCTATCAGAATGTCGGAACGTCCCCGTTCCCGCTGCAGCGCGCACCGACCGTGCCACCTGTCGGCCTGCTCACCACCATGGCGATCGCCGGCCATGAGGAGGCCTGGAACCACCCGCTCTATTTCGTTGCCTCCGACAAGACGGTGAAGGCGCTGAGCGGCTTTCGCGCCGAGACGGTCTCGACCGCCGATGTCGACCGCTTCATCGCGGCCTCGAGCGTTGCGAGCATCGAGGCGTTGGTCTTCGTCGATGACGGCCGGCCCTTTTTCGCGGTTTCCAGCGACGCCGGCACCTGGGTGCTCGATGTCGCGGCCAATGCCTGGAACGAACGGCAAAGCACGGCTGAAACCCGCTGGCGGGCCTCGCGCTCGATCTATTCCGGCGAGCGCTGGGTCTTTGGCGACAGGTTGAGCGGCGATCTCCTGGCGCTGTCCGATGGGCTGAGGGAAAATGGCGCCGATCTCGGCGGCTTCATCCAGTCCGGGCCGCTCAAAGCCTTTCCGGCGCGGGTGGCGGCGAGTCTCACCGCGGATTTTACGCAGGCCGATCTCACGATCCATGTCTCCTGGAGCCATGACGGCGGCAAGACCTGGTCGGCGGAGCTACAGCGTTCGCTCGCCCGAGCCGATCGCTGGCCGCTCAGTGTCTCCAATACCGGGCTTTCGACCCAGCACGGCCTGATCGTCCGCTTCCGCTGGAGCGGCGACGCGGATTTCTCGTTCAGCGGCGCGAGCGCCGAGCGCCTCGATGTGAGGGTGAGCTGATGGCTGATTTCGACCCCCTGACCATTCCGGCGCCGCTGCCCGATAGCGTGCCGCGCGTCGAACAGAACGGGCACCCGACGATCGAGCAGATGCAGCAGGAGATCGCCCAGACCGCCTGGATGCAATCGAATGTCGCAAGCACGAATACGCGGCTGAACCTCGTCACCGAGGCGGTCGGCAGCGTCTCGGCCGCGGTCGAGACCGAGGCGGCGGCCAGGGCGACCGCCGATACCGCGCTCGCGAGCGCGATGACCACGGTCGAGGCCAAGGCGAATGCCGCAACCGCGTCCGGCCAGGTCTATCTCGCCGCCAAGGCGGCGCCGAGCGGGGCGACCGCGGCCTATGGCTGGTATCTGACCGCCGGCAACGCCTATGCCGGGATGCAGGCCATGGCGCTGAGCGGCGGCGGCTCGGCCATCGGCTTTACCGCCAACCAGTTCTGTTTCACCGATGCCGGCACCGCGCAGGCCGTGTTCAGCTATATCGGCGGCGGCAGATGGGTGCTGAACGGCGCGATGATCATCCGCTCCGGAGCGAGCGGCGAACGTGTCGAGATCACCAACCGCGGCGTCTACTGCTATGACGGCAGCGGCGTCCTGCGTGTCGAAATCGGGTTCCTGACATGACGGTCGGTTTTCGCGTGCGCGATGCCGGCGGAAACCTTCTGGTCGATAGCCCGACGCGGCTGTCCCGCATCATCGGCGTGCTGTCGATCTCTGCCGGCTCCTCGGGGACGGTGACGAATGACGGGTTCCTGACCGGGGTTGGCTACTGCATCGCGCTCCGCACGGACGTCGGAGGCCCGCCTGTCATGTCAAGCACGATGGTTCCGCCAGCGATCAGCTTCTCCGGCAACCAGATGTCCTATAGCGCGGCCCCGCCGACCGGCGACCACCTCCTGATCTATGGGGTGCGGTAATGCCGGTCGGACTGCGGTTCAGGAACAGCGCCGGCACGGTGCAGGTCGACGAGAGCTACCGGAACCTCGCCTTCCGCGAGCGCAGAGGGATCGCGCTGAGCGGCGCGGCCGAGATTTCCTATCACGACATCGCCATCACAGGCGGGAACGTCGTCGTTGCCATGTACAGCCAATACTACGCGCCGATTCTGCTGGCCGTATCGGTGTCAGGATCCACCTGGACGTATCGTTGGGGGTTCTCCTACCGAAGCGCCGGAAATCCGACCAGCGACACCGCCTATCTCTACATTTTCGATGACCCGCCGGCCGTGAGCTCAGCGGTGGGAGTGCGGGTCCGCGATGCGGGCGGCACCATCGTCTACCACTCCGACGTGAAGCCGCTCATCCTCGCAGGCGACCCTCAAAGCAGCGCATCGTCGTTCACAGGGACGTCGGGACGCGTTTATGCCCCCCTGATCCTCTCCGCTTCGATCTTCTCGGTGTTCGGGTCAGGCAATTTTTTCAACAACACCTTTGCGCTGCGAGCGGCCGGGAACGTGATCGCACCGGTTGAGGTGACGATGGGCATCGGGTCTGCCGGGGTCAGCAGCACCGGCCTTTACGCCCCAGTCGATGTGACCGGCTACGTCTGACCTCTCGTCTGATCTCCTGCCAAACCAGGGATTTATCATCATGGCATCTCCGTTTTCAGGCCGCGCGGGTCGCCTCGCGGCGATGTGGGGCGTCGACCAGGCGAACGCCAACGCCGCCCGCGTCAGCGATCTCCTGAACCAAGGGCAGGCGAATGCGCTGGGTGCCGTCGGCGCCGGCCGCACCGCCTCGCTCGACGCGCTCAACCAGGGCTATGCCGCGGCTGCCCCGGAATACCAGGGCGCGATCGCGCGCTACCAGCCCTGGGCGGAGGCCGGCAAGGGCGCGCTCGGCCTGTACCAGAACAGCCTCGGGCTCGGCGGCGCCGCCGGCAATGCCAGCGCCAGGGCCGCCTTCCAGGCCTCGCCCGGCTATGAATGGCAGGTCGACCAGGCGACGGACGCGGTTGCGCGCAAGGCCTCTGCGCTGGGCGCGCTCGGCTCGGGCAACACGCAGGCCGCCATCACCGACCGGGCGAGCAACCTCGCCAACCAGGAATATGGCGGCTGGCAGGAGCGGCTGAACGGCCTCTCCACGCTCGGCTACCAGGCCGCCGGCTCGCAGGCGAACCTGCAGCAGGGCCTGGGCAATCTCCATGCCCAGCAGGGCAGGGACCTGTCTGGCGTCCATCGCGAGACGGCTGCCCGCGAAGCCGGCATCTACGGCAATTTCGCCGGGCTCGGCGCCTCCAACCTCGCCAATCTCGGCCAGCAGACGCTCGATCTCGGCAGCGCCGGCCTGATGGCTGGGCAGCAGGCGGCGGGCAACCGGCTGAATTTCGGCATGAACCTCGCATCGCTCGGGGCGGGTTTGGCCGGGCGCTATTTCGGAGGCAAACAGAATGGCTAAATATGATTTCGGCCCCGCCCGCGTCGATTTCTCGACGATCGGCAATCTGGGCCAGGCCTTCTTCGAGCCCTATGACAAGGCGAAGAAGCAGAGCGCGCTGGAGGCGCTTGGCCGGGATGTCGAGACCGGCCACTATCGCGCCGCCGCAGCCAAGGCCGCCCAGGCCGGCAATCCCGAACTCGTCAAGGCGCTGATCGGCTTTGAGGAGAAGCGCCGGGAGTTCGCGCAGAAACACGGCGGGCTCAGCGATGGGGCGAGCCTGGGCGGCAACGCCATGGGTGCAACGGTGCCGGGTGGCATGGCTTTGCCTGGCGGCGCGCCGGCGCCGCGTCCATTCAACCGCGGGATCCCGTCATATGGGAGCGCGGTGCAGATCGATCGCGATGGACAGCTCCACGATCCCGGCCAGGGGTCGGTTGCGGCGCAGAAACCTGAGGTTGGATCGCTTGTCGCGGCGCCAGCGGGGGCCGCCGACTATCTCCGTGCAAATCCTGCACTCGCCGCAGCGTTCGACGCCAAATATGGCGCCGGCGCTGCCGCCAAGGTCCTGGGACGATAAATGGCGAACCCGTTTGATCAGTTCGATCGCGATTCCGGCTCATACCGGCCGCTTGTCGTTACCGTCGCGCCAAACAGGACGTCGACAGGCAACCCGTTTGACCAGGTTGATGCCGACCCCGCGAAAGACGTTGTCGTGGACGTGGCGAAGTCGGGCGGATCGGGCCTTGTTCGCGGCACGACCGGCCTGCTCGGTACGATTGGCGATGGTGCCAACCTCTTGGGCAATTTCAGTGATGACGCCACGAATTGGCTGCGGGACAAGGCTATCGACGCCGGTGGGGGAGCGCTGGTCGAACGGTTCTGGGATCCGTTGCCTCCTCGGCGCAACGCCGTGGCCGATTTCATCGGCTCCGAGAACATCAACCGGGGCGTCGACGCCGCGGCAGCCACGTTGGGCGGCAGCCCAGTCACGAACTACAAACCTAAAACAATCGCCGGAAAGTACACCCAAACGGTGGGGGAGTTTATCCCGGGCGCTCTTGCCGGGCCTGGCGGCGTGACAAGAAACGCGGTCGTCTTTGGGGTTCTTCCGGGCCTGGCCAGCGAAGCTGCGGGGCAGGCCACCAAGGGGTCGGCAGTCGAGCCCTATGCGAGAGCCGCTGCCGCCGCTGCGACAGGTGGCGTGGCCGCGGTCACGGCGAAGCCCGCAACGGCTGAGGCGCTCATCGCAAGGCAGATGCGCGGCATCGACGCGGCCATCGTTGACGCTGCTGGCGAGCTTATGAAGTCTGACTATGGTCGCAAGATTAGCCTGACCTTGCCTGAGGCCCTCGCATTCGCTTCGAACGGCAGGGGCAAGAGCCTCATCGAGTTGCAACGTCTTGTCGAGGACTCCAGAGGCGGCGGCGGGATCATGGAGAACTTCATGGCCCGGAGGCCGGCTCAGGTTGAGGCTGCGGCGGAGCATGCTTTCGATACGATTGCACCGCAGTCTCGATCGCCATCCATGATTGGGCCTGATATCGGCCAGGCAGCGAAGGATACAATTCAAGAGGCGACCGAGATTATCGGCAAGCCGTCGCAGGGGCGTTCCTATGAGGCTTTGCGCCGTCAGTATCTGGAGCCGCTGCTGAGGGGCCCCCTTGGTAAGCTGGCCAACCGCGATATCGAAACACTGCAGGCCATCGAAGCGCTTTTCCCGTCGGGCCCGATGGCGGGTAGCGCGGGAGAGATCGCCGATGCTGTTGGCGCGCTTGCGCAGCGCAATCCCATGGCAGCGCGCCAGCTCGTTCGGGCTCATGTCGAGAGCGTCTTCAGCCAGGCGACACCGAAGCTCCGCACAGCTGCCGATCAGTTCGGCGGGGCCAATTTTGTGACCGCCTTGCGTGGGAATACGCCTCAGGCGGAAAACCTTGCAGCGGCCATTAAGGCTGTGGCCGGCCCGGAGGCATTCCGAGGCTTTGACGAGTTCTTGAACGTCCTAAGCGCGACCGGCCAGCGTCAGCGCATCGGGGCCCCGGGGGCGTTGAGCAAGGAAGTTCAAGATGCGCTCAAGGGAGCGCCGCTCGGAGAGGCTGCAAATGTTGCGTCCAATGCCATCGGTTTCAAGCCGCCCAAGGTGATCGCGGAGACCTATGAGAACTGGCAGCTTGGCAGGAACACCGAGAAGATCGCCGAACTCATCACGGACCCCAACGCGCTGCCACTGTTCCGCAGGCTCGCCAAGGCGGACCCTGGCTCCATCCAATCGCAAGCCCTTGCTGCCCGGCTGGTTGTCATGGCGATTCAGTCGACGTTTCAGGCACGCTGACACGGCCATCATGCAGTTGACGCCGCCGGTGCGAGCTGCGGCATAGCGGCCAAATCCGGCATTTCGGCTTCGACGCTTCTGCGTGCCGGTCTTGCCTCGGCACGTGCTGCGGATGCAGAGGCTGGGGAGACGCGAAATTCCGCGAGTCCTCGCCGCTCGGCAGGACGGCCAGGGCGATCGCTGTGCTAATCACGGACCCCAATCCGCTTCCGCTGTTCCGCAGGCTCGCCAAGGCTGCGCCTCGCTCCAGTCACGCGCAAGCCATCGCTGCCCGGTGGATCGTCATGGCGCGCCCGTCGATGGCGTCGGCGCGCGGTCAGATCGTTGGTGAACGCCAGGACAAGCAGCCAGATCAGCCCGAAGAACGGCAAGGTGATAAGTGAGATGATGAGCGTGGCGAACAGAGACTCCCCCAAGGGTTTGTCGCTCCGGTATCCCACCCAGAAGGGCACCGCCGCAAAGCCCACGATCAGGGCGATGAGAGCCCGGCGCCACGGCGTCGAGAGGCCTCTCCAGTTCGATGGGGCATCGCGGATGACGAGCACGGCGGCTGTGTACATCCCGGCCAGAAGCATGCCGGCCAGGAGCATGAAACCCGGTTTCTCCGCGGCAAGGTAGGCCCCCAATGCGAACAGTGCCGCCTGTGGCAGATACCAGACAAACAGCTTCTTCAGGATCTGCAATCGATTCACGTCGGCCATCTCATCCCCCCATGATGCGATCCTGCCGCAGGGGCATGCGCGAGTCCACATTCGCCGGGCGATCGCGGGCTGATCCAGCCGAGGCGACCCGGCCAGAGGCTCCACGGGCGGTTTTGCTGAATGGCCCTCTCTGCCAGGAATGGGCCAGTCGTGCCGTTCGCGCTGGACGGCGCGTCGCGGAGCAGTCCGGGAGCCAGCGAGGGGCGGGGGCTCACGGGGCGGTCGTGACCTGGATCTCGGTTGTCTCGCTGACCAACCGGGAGCGGAGCCAATCAGCCAAAGCGGCCTCGGTGGTCTGGCCGGCCGCCAAGGACAGCCACGTGAACACCAGGTCCTCGTCGTCGGCGATCATCTCGCAACCATTCAGCCCGAGGAACAGTTCCGTCACGACCAGAGACGTTCGCTTGTTCCCGTCCACGAAAGGATGGTTTTGGGCTAGTCCGTAGCCATAGCACGCAGCCAGGCCAGCAAGGTCCGCCTGCTCATGGGAATGCAGGTTCTTCGGCCGGGCGAGGGCCGAATCCAGCAGGCCCTCGTCGCGAATTCCGGGCGCGCCGCCGTGCTCGACCAATTGCTCATCATGCAAGGCGAGCACGACAGTTTTGTTGACCCAGATTGGAGAGGCCACTACTTCGCCAATTCGCGCAACGCATTCCGACGCTTTTTCATGACGCGCCGGGCCATGTCCATTTGCGCTTCGAAATCGGGGTCATAGGGCGTGAGCCGGGAGCCTCCCGGGGCCCGCGTGAGGTACACGGTATCCCCCAGATCGACCTGCATGCGGTCGAGTTCTTCCTTTGGGAGGATGACCCCACGGGAGTTGCCGAACTGCCGGATCTTGAGCGCGACCATGGTAACCTCCCCGGTTCGGCGGTAGGATAACAACTGTTATAACATGAGCGTTCCCGCCGGGAAGGTCAAGAACAAGCGGCTCCCCTAGGACTGGTTGTCGGGCTGGGAGAACGCTGCCACGCCGGCCGGGTGTCCGAGAGTTAATCCACGTCCTCATCCGTTCGCGCCAAGTGCCCGAACTGAATCACAAACCCGGCGCGCGCTGTTGCGGGCGCTGCCGATGTTCGTTGACTGCGCGAGCGGGCTCATCGGCGGGAACGGACCATGTCGTGAGGTTCCGCGCTTTTCAGGGCGAAGAACGCCGTCCCGATATGGGAGCAAGCAAAGTTCCCCTATCGGGAATGATTTGAGACGGCTGATCCAGCCAGTCCCTCCACCCCCAGGCCGCTCCTCACGGGGCGGCTTTTTCCATGAGGAGCCGCCATGGCCGGCGCTGCCTATGAAGTCACGGCAAGCCTGACGGATGACGAGTCCTTCGGCTTTCCCCTCGAGCTGAAACAGCAGAACGGTGTCAGCCTGCCTTTGGCCGACTACGCCTTCGAGTACGAGCTGGTCGGCGGCGCGGTCGCGCTGCGGCTCGATGAGGCCTCGGGCATCGCTGTCGACCTGGCGAACAGCCTCGTCACGATCGATCCCGGCAGCGATTTTCGCCTGCCATGCGGCCGCTATCGCCATGGCTTCCGGCTGAGGCACCGGACATCGGGCAAGACCGTGCAGCTCTTCGATGGCTCCGTCACCGTGACCGAAGGCAATTTCTCATGAACCTGACCATCCGGCTGAAGAGCGCGCCGACGCTCCGCATGCGCTATCTCCCGGGCCTCAAGGGCGACACGGGCGAGGCCGGCACGATCGCTCTCGGGCCGACGCTCACGGGTGCGCCCGGGACGAGCGCCTCCGTCACCAACTCCGGCACGCCGACGGCGGCTGTCTTCGCTTTCACGGTGCCGCGCGGCGATGTCGGCGCCGATGGCGAAAGGGGCTGGTCGCCGGCTTTTGCGGCGGTGATGGACGGCGCCCGCAGCGTGCTGCGGCTGGTCGACTGGGTCGGCGGGGAGGGCGTGAAGCCCGCCACCGGTTCCTATGTCGGAGCGGCCGGCCTGGTCGCCGATATCGCTGATGCCGTCGACCTGCGCGGGCCTGCCGGCTCGGGCGTGCCTGCGGGCTCGATCACGACGGCGGAACTCGCCAATCGCGCCGCGACCTTTGCCAGGATCCAGGCGATCGCCTCCGGCCGCCTGCTCGGCCGCAAGACGGCCCTGTCAGGTGACATCGAGGAACTGACGGCGGCCGATGTGAGGGCCTTGCTCGCGCTCGCGCTCGGCGACCTCGCCGATGTCGACCTCGCAACCACGCCGCCCGCACATGGCGACGGCTTCGTCTGGGACCAGTCTGCCGGCAAATGGAAGCCGGGCCCGGCCGGCGGCGGCATGTTCCGGGGCGACAACGGCACCGTCGGCAGCCGGAAGGGCGACATCTTTCGGGTGGCGGAGCAGCAACTCGATTCCGACGTGACGATCGCTGCTGACGAGAACGCCTATGCGCCGGGACCGTTGGCGGTTGCCACGGGCAAAACCCTCACGATCGCGGCCGGCGGCAATCTGGTGATCCTATGAGCAACCTGCGCGTCGGAACCCTCTCGAACATCGCCGGCACGGGATCGCCCGACATCGTCGGCGGGGAGTTGTGTCGGGCGAGGTTCAACCTCAACGGGATCGGCACCATTGCCGCAAACGACAGCTTCAACGTCAGCAGCTTCCTGGACAACGGTCTCGGCGACTACACTGCGAACTGGCAGGTTGCTTTCCCAAATGGGAGCTACTCGTTTGGCTTCGGAGGGCAAGATAGTTCAACAATGTCGATCATGTGCGGCAAAATCGGAGTCTCGCCAAGTGCCAATGCCTTTAGGTTTGCTACGGCCAATGCCTCCCTGAACCCGGCAGATGTGCTTATCGCGACCGCCACCACCTTCGGAGACAAGCCATGAGCGCCTTGAAGGTCCAGACCATCCAGGATGCGAGCGGAGGCAACCCGATGGCGGTCGCTGATCTCAATCAGGGGCGTGCGAAGAATTGGGTCAATTTCAATGGTACAGCCGCCGTTGTAACACGAGACAGCTTCAATATGTCATCGTTGACTGACAGCGGTGTGGGCTTCTACGGCATTAATTTTTCTTCTTTCATGGCAAACGGAAACTACATGTTCGGAGGCATGGTTGGCGGTATCTCTGGGTACGGTCTTCTGTACCACATAGACGGCACCTATCTTCGCTCAGCCGCTGGCTACGCCGTGGGCACCGTCTTCGCCAACAGCCTCACCGCTGCCGCCCAGGCCGCCGATTACCCGTTCGTCAACATCCACGTCGACGGAGATGCGCCGTGAGCCAGCTTCGAGCCGACAGCCTCGCCAACCGGCTGGGCACTGCGAGCCTCCCGACCGACACCATCGTTCAGGGTACGGCGAAGGTCTGGGGCAAAGTCGACATGACCACGGCCATCACCGTCAATGACAGCTTCAATGTCGCGTCGGTCATCGATCTCGGAACCGGCCTGTTCACGGCTGCCCTGGCCGTAGCGAACGGCAATGCCCATGGCGGCTCGGCCGGCAACGCCGGCGTTCCCGGTAACGGTATCCGCGGAATGCAAGCCGCCTATGACAGTGCAGCTGTGATCCGCCATGCGGCATTCGGCAACAGCTTCGCCCTGAGCGATGTCAGCCACTGCAATTTCGTCGGCTGGGGGCATTGAACATGACAATTCTTCGTGCCGGCACGGTCGCAACACGGCAGGAATTGCGCGCCGATTTTGCCCGGATGGAGGCGGCGCATCAGGCGCTCGCACCCGTGCCTTGTGACCATCGCATCGCCTATCACGACGAGACGCAGGAGGCGGTCAAGGTGATGACCCCGGCGCCGCGCTTCATTGCGGCCTTGATGGCCGGCGGCTTTGTCAGGCGTGTTCGCTGCATCGGCGATGATCCCGTGTCTGGGGCGCCGGTGCTGGAGGGCAGCGGCGAGCTCATGGGGCCGATGAGCTACGACGAAGCGGTCGCGTTCGTCGCCTGGAAGGACATGCCGCCCGGCACCAATCACTTCCAGATCCTGCACACCGACGATCTGCCGCGCATCGGCGGCAGCATCGACAAGGCTCGCAAATTCAGAGCCGCTTGGCGGCTAAAGGAGGCAACATGAACATTGTCGAAACATATGTGATGGTCGAGGGCAGCCCGCTGCCCGCGAACCTTCAGCCGCCGCAGGCTGCGTTGCAGGATGCATTCTGCAAGGGCGAAGGTCTGCCGCTGCGCATCGTCATCGATATGGCCGCCGCACGCCCGGTCGCTCAGGAGATGGTCCGGCAGGCACGGGCCGCCGCCTTTGCCGCAAATGATGCGGCCACTGTCATGGCGATGCAGCGGAGCGATACGGCCGCCCTCGATGCATGCCGCGTCAAGGGCGATGTGCTGCGCGGCGCCCCGGCCGATCCGCGCCTCTCTGCGGCCTCGACGCCCGACGCGCTTCTTGATGCGGTCGCGGCCATCGTCGCGGAGTTTTGAAGCGCTCGCACCGAAAGCAAGCAGCTCAGCCATCCCTCACCCTTTGAGGGACAACTCGCTCTTGGACGCGATCAGCCAGACGCGCCTGCCACTTGCCGCCCCGAATGGGGGGGCATCGCTCAGCCCTGGGGTTTCTCGTCGAACAGGCCGATGCAGGGATAGTTCATCCCCTCGACCGCGATTGACTTCAACCACTCGCCTCGACGGAGCCTCGTCTCTGAAATCACCGCAACGCCAAGACACCAATCGATTTTTTCGGCGCTCGCCCCCGTGGCTTTGAGAGGATGGCGTGCGCAACGGGCCCCTTTGCGGGCGATCTTGATGAGGTCGTTCCGGCCCCTGCCGCAGACATACTCGTAGCCGAGCCTGGAACCCACGACGGCGGCGAGCAAGCCAGCCGCCCAACACAGACATACCGCTTCATTCCAGCCCCCCAAGCCGCGCTGATCGTGCCGTTGCATAATGGGATCGTCCACGGCTGGATCAACCACCGCCCATCCCTTCAAGGGTCGCCCCAGCCGGCGGCCCTTTTCTTTTGCCGGGAGGAGAGACCATGACACGTCGCATCAGCGATGAAGGCCTGGCGCTGATCAAGCGCTGGGAAGGATGCCGGCTCGCCGCCTACAAGGACGTGGCCGGGGTGCTGACGATCGGCTACGGCTCGACGGGTCCGCATGTCCGGCCGGGCTCAAGGATCACGCAAGGTGAGGCCGAGCGGCTGCTGCTGCGGGACCTCGCCCGGTTCGAGCGCGCTGTTGCGACCTTGGTCACGGTGCCGCTGAATGACGGCCAGTTCGCGGCGCTCGTCTCGTTTGCCTTCAATGTCGGCGAGGGCGCGCTCGCCCGCTCGACGCTGCTGAAGAAGCTCAATGCCGGCGATGTCACCGCCGTGCCGGGCGAGTTGATGAAATGGGTCAATGCCTCCGGGCGAAAGCTCGCGGGCCTGGTCAATCGCCGCTCGGCCGAGGCCGGGCTGTGGGCGCGCGGCTCCCATATCTCCAGCAATACGGTCGCGGCGAGGCCCGCAAAGCCCCCGGTCGTGACGCTGGACAATGCCGTCAAGGTCGCGACGCCGCTCTCAGGCCTGCTCCAGGCCTTCACCAGCGGGCCGGCGCAGGTGGTGCTTGCGCTCGCCTTCGTGCTCGGCGGCGGCTTCCTGCTCTGGCGCTGGCATCGCGCACAGCAGGAGGCGGCGGCGTGAGCATTCTCTCTGCACTTTGGGGCCGCTTCGCCGGCCATGTCGCCGCACTCGCCGCATTCATCGGCCTCCTGCTGGCTGCATTCCTCGGGGGACGCCGGGAGGGGAAGAGCCTGATGCGGGGGGAGCAAGAGCGCCAGCGCCGGAAAGCCATCACTGACAAAGGGAAGCGTGACGATGAGATCGACCGCCTTGGTCCTGCTGCTCTCGAGCAGCGCCTTCATCGCTGGTTGCGCCGGGATGGAAGGTGATTTCTGCGACACCGCCCGCCCGCTCCGGCCGTCCCCCCGTGCCGCCGCGGCCATGACCGAGCGCGAGAAGGCGGAGATCGTGAAGCATAACGAGCATGGCGAAAGGCAATGCCGATGGACGCCGTGAAATCCCGTCTCGCTGTCAGCCTCGGCAACATCCTCTCGATCGGGATGACGGTCGTCTCGCTGGTGGCGGTGATCGTCACCGTCAGCCTGTCCTATGGCCAGTTGCGCGCCAAGGACGATGTCCACGACATGCGCATCGCAATCGTCGAGGCGCAGCTCGCCAAGCGCGAGACGGCGGAGCAGGCGGTCAATAATCGCTTGTCGACCATCGAAGGCGATATCCGGGTGATCCGCCAGATCCTCGAAGGCGTACGCCCGGCGCCGCGATAGGGGCGTGAGCGCCGGCGCCATCACCCCGTGTCCGCCTTGCCCGCCGGTCCCGTCATGGGGCTGGCGGGCGCTTTTCTGCGTTTGGCGATCAGTTTCGAGACGAGCCAGGCTGCGCCGCATAGAGGCCGGCGCAGAGCAGGCCCCACCGCCACCTTGGTGTAGGGGCTCGGGGGCGTCGCCTGGCTGGCCTCGGGCACCGTCATGAGCCAAATGCCGGCCAGAAACAAAGCCGCCATCGGCATGAGCCAGAGCACGATGACGCCGAGGAGCCGATCGCTCACGGATCTGCTGGTGAAGAGATAAAAGCACAACCAGAGGAGCGCGATCGCGGCGTACCAGAATTCGACCACAACGGCGCCAATGGCCCACATCGCGGCTCCCCGGGGCAGGGCACGTTCGGCAAGGCACGTTCGGCATGTCATCGAGGCAGCCGGCATCCTAGGCGACGCGCGGCGCTGCAGGAAGCCGAGCGCTGCTCGCCCGCCGGCCGCGCCGGTTCGCAGGGGGGC